GCCGCTGCAACTGCCTGCCCGACCGTTTCAATCGCATTCGCCGCCTGATCTCCAAAGGTCTGTGCGCCGTTTGCGACTTCCGCCTGCCGGGTGTGAAGGGCTTCCAGCTGCTGGGCCAGCTCGCGGCTCTCACGTTCGAGATTGTCCGTGCTGACCCCGGCAGCCTGTAAGGCCTCGCCCGTTTGCCGCAGGCGCTCCCTCTGCCGTTCCAGGGCGCTGTCGGTGTCCTTGATCCGGTCGCTAAGCCGCTGGTGCTCCCGTTCCAGATGCGCCGTGTTCTGCGCCGCCCGCTGCGCTTCCAGGGCAAGTTCCTTTGCCTTGTCGCTTTCCGCGCCCATGGATTCGGCAGCTTTCTGCGCAGCTTCGCTGGCGCTTGCCTGCACCGCCCTTGCCGCGGTAAGCTCCTGCTGAAGCAGGCGTTCATCGTTTTTCAGGCGTTCGAGCTTGGCGGCAGTCTTGTCAACCGCCGCCTGCTGCTTTTGATAACCTGATATATTCGACTGTACCTTTTGAAGGTTCTGAATCTCATTTCCCAGCTGGGCAAATTCTGCCTTTGCCCGTGAAAAGGTGCTGCTGAATCCGCCGTTCAGGCGGGCATTCATGGCGAACAAAACCTCATATTCTTTTCTATCCGCCATTTGCAGTATCCTCCTCCTTAGGCATTAAAGCGTTGATTGCGCGGAACCAGCTGTCAAGGCTCCGCAGCGGCTGTGACGCCCAATACGAAATATCAGTATGGTATTCTTTTGACAGAATCAGGAACGTTTTGTGGAGCCAGAGTCCGTCTTTTCCGATGCCGACCCCGCACGAAGCAAAAAACCCTGCACCTGCCTGCAAATCGTCCTGAAATCACGTACAGGGATCGTTTTCAGTATCTGTGCATCTAATACGCGCTTTCCATCCTCCTGACGCTCGGCGCAGGCACGGGCCGCCATGCTGCACAGATACATCCCCGTATATTCCGGGATGACCAGCGTTTTTCCAAGAATCATAAGTTCGTTTTCTGCTGCAAGATGGTCCGCGCCGGTCAGTGAATCCCAGCGGAATGTCATACGTTCATAAGTCCGCCCATTCCACGTAAAGGGACGGCTGAATTCATGGACGTAAGTGCCAATATCGTCTTCCTGCCGGGCTTCCTTTTCCAGCTGTACCGCTGCATCCGGGGATGTGCCGTAGTCTTCAGACAGGTCAATAGAGGTATTAGTATTCATAAAATAAGCTCCTTTCAAAGCGCTGCCCGGTTTGACCAATACGCCAAACCGGGCACGGGTTATCATTACATCATGCCGATTGCCTGACGCACTGCGGCAGCGCAGTCCACGCCATTGACGACATGGATCTGATTGAACTGATCAATGTCAACTACCTTGTTATTGTTCTTAAATACCGCATACCTGCACACGCTGAACGTACCGGAAGCATCAGCAGAAGACGCCGTTGCAATCGTTCCATGGTTAATTTCAATGGGACGGATAGACATTTCAAACCGGGTGCTTTCCATCTCCTCAATCCGTGCTTCTGTACGAAAATACTGATTTGCTACATACACAGCAACATCATGCCATTGGTTTGTCGCCAGATTTACGATTGCATCAGTAACACTCGTAAAGTCGATCGAAACCACTAAAGGCTCGATCATGCCTGCCAAAGGGATCGTTACGTCACCCATAAGCCCGGCTCCAGTTGCAGGAATGGTTTTATACTTAATAGGCGGCATTTTGACCTTGCCGACACCAATCAGCGTAACCCCGTTTTCGTACATCAAATAGTCTACATGTGCGTTTGGATAGATCATCGTGCATACCCCCTTATGCCGTCAGCGCCGTCTCCATATAGGAAACGTCATATTCAAGAATAAATTCGATCAGCTGCGCCGGGACAGGCGGAGCATTATAGACGTGCAGTGTGATATGGCCTGCCAAAAGACTTGTCAGCGGATTTTCCTCCGCCAGCAGTTCACACCGTGCCCCATAAAGGTAACCGCTGCTGCACAGACCGCCAAGCCAGAAGTTACAGGTCTGAATGATGGAATCCCGAAGCGTCCTCGTGAGGGGCTTGTCCTGCTTGGGCCAGAAGGTGCGGATCAGCGTATTGCCGATATAGTCAAACATACGCGATACCGGGATAAACTGGTCTTTTACGTCCGTATTTCCGGGAAAACACGCGGTATAGTTGCCCTTTGCTTTCCAACCGCTGTCCATGAAGTTGATTGCGGTGACAACGCCCCAATCGCCTGCAACCATCTCCACCTGCGGCCAGGTAAGGTTGACCTCTGTGCCATCCTCCAGGCAGCAGGCATCCATTTTGAGATTTTTGTTACTGGGAGATTCATAGGGAATGCCCCGGTTATCCGTATCCACCTTTGCCATAAGGCCCGCAAGCTGGGTGGACAGATGGAAAACATAGTCTCCAAGCCTGACCATCGGCCAGCAAAGAATCTGGTTTTCATCTACGAAATTGTTTTTATTCTTGTAAGCGGAAAGCTCGGAGTATTCCCGCACGCCGTTTTTCCCGCTGTCGCAGTCGATAATGGCCTTACCCTTAAACAAACCGCTGATTGCAGCAGCTTTCGTTGCCATAACTGCCGCAACTGTTGTGACATGCGACCATCCGGGCACACAAATCAGGTCGGGCACAATACCGACCACCGTCATAGCAGCATCTACCTGTGCTACACCGTCAACCACATCGGCCATCGTTGCAGTATCCGGCATAACGGCAGTGTAGCTAACGCGAAGAGAAACCGCGTCATAAGCCGCACTATCCGGCAGTAGCTCCACGATACAGACATAAGTATCCGTATCATCGCGGTCATAGAAAACGCTGTAATCGGTATCCTGTTCCAGCAGCGTCTCCTGTTCCGCGCCGTCAACCAGCACTTGGGCCGTTATTTTCAGGGTGTCTGCAATCGTGTCGATCGGCAGGGTGGCCTGTCGGCTGACAACCGTAAATTCCTTTGCTTCTACGGTTTCCGTCATCGTGGAGAGGTCAAGGATATTGCAGAAAATCGCCGGCTGGCTGCCAAACAGCTGGAAGTGGGAGTACATGAATTCACAGAGCGTGTACTTCTTCCAGTCGTAGGAAAAGCCGAGCTTTTCGACTGCCTCGTCCCAGCTGGTCGCCAGTACCGGCGTATTGGATTTTGCAGGCTTACTCGCCGAATGGACGGGCGCAGTCCCCACAACAAATGGGATGCTTACCTTCGCCTCATTCGGCGTACTGACCGATGTGGCCTGTTCGTGTACGCGAACGCCAAGAGTTGCCATAGCTTACCTCACTTTCCCGCCAGCTTTTGATAGTTGGCGTACAGGGCATTGCCTGGGGTCTTTACTTTCGGGTACACGTCCGGCAAAGCATCACCTGAAACGATCAGCGTTTTTACAAGCGGATGCTTTTCAATCGCAGCAGCAGCCGCATGCAGGGCATTCGCCCGGTCTCCGCGGAAAATAGTGCCCGTCTGAATCAAGCCTTTCAGATTCGGCCCGAGATAAATATAAAAGCCGGATGTGTTGGCCTCCGGCCTGCTGACAGGAGCGGCTTCTCCTGTCAATGCTGTATTTACAGTTTCAGGGTTAGTATCAATCGTTTTCTTTGCCATTTTCATCGTTTCCTTTCAATTTGAACGTTTCTTCCATATGGCGTGCTTTCGGGTCATATGGAGGCATACCATGTACAACCCGCGCCACATCTATCCGGCTAACCGGCTGCATACGCCAGACAGTAATCATTTCACCGGCAAAAAAGTGGTCTTTTTCCTCTGGATAGACCAGGCACTCCATGCCTGACTGTATATCCAGCTGAAACTGCCTGCCAATCCACCCCTGAGACAAAAGAGAAATGCGCATCTGCTCCATAAGATTCAGAAGCGCAAGCCCGCTTGAACACTTTGCTCAATTCTACAAATTTAGTCCATTTATTTTTGTCTATAACGCCGGATTTTCTGTTTTAGATATTATCTCTATTGACTTTTGATGCGCAAGTGATAAAATGAGACACAGAAATTGAAAGGAGTTAATATTATGATTTCTGTAAAAATTTTTTAGGGAATGGGCTTATTAGTATTACGATTCTTGTGTCTTTGATCCTTAATGCAGTTGCAGTAGACAGTTCATTCGCCCCGGATGATGGTTTTATTCAAGTTCCTGTGTACACCGTCACAGAAGATATTATTTCCCAAAATGTGTTTGATGAGGTGTTTGATCAAGACACAATTGATATGTTAACAGAATCAATGAATGCAACAATTGATTATCAAGACGATGCCGTTGTAATTACACAAAAAACGAAAATGATCCCATCCGTTGGCCATGAGATAGTATTATATGCTGATGATCAACCAATTTCGGTAAATAGTGATGGTACAATCATAATTCCACATGATACGTCAGTTGTATCGAAAGTAAAAACAACTGAATTAGAGAAAATGAATTCCACTGAATATGAAACCAACATAAGTGAAGACTTTTATTTCTTCAATATAGATAGTTCATTTGATGATGAAATCATTTTTACATCAAGTTGTGAGGATTTGATTGCCCGAATGGGTGAGAATGAAGAAAAATGTACTGCTTATCAGTCGTCACGCGAAGCGCATAAAGGATATGGCGACAAATATGAACCTGGTGATTGGGTGCATTGTAATAGATTTAATGGCCCAAATTCTGATTGTGTTCACTATAATTGGCGTGGATTAAATCCAGCAGAGGTTGCAAATGCACTCAAAAATTTTCAGGGCAGTGATTGTCAGGTAGCGTTACTTTCCGGAAGTAATTGCACAAGCATCGGTTCCTGCCAATGCAATACAGATGAAGCGGCAGCATATTGTTCAAGTTTCACTAAGGATGCAAGAGGTTGGAACTGTGCATACCATTTTCATAGACATACAAGTGCCGCATTACCTCGGTAAATAATAAAAAGTACGGGAGACATCAAAAATCTCCCGTACTTTATTATACTTCTGACAGGAGAATTTTATGAGGAAATTGACATACCATTTCAAAATAATACTTATCGTCCTTTTTAGTATATTATTTCTTTGTGTGTATTTTAGAATTTCAAAAAAGCATTTGATTTTACCTGCTCCCGAAAATGTATATTCTGTTCAAATTGTACACTTTCTGAATAGCAATGCAGGCAAAACTTATAATATAACATCTGCAAAGTCAATTTCTGATTTATTCCGTATATTAGAGATGTCCTACTCAACTGGCACACAGTCCATAACAGATACACCAAACCAGACAGAATACAGTGAAGTCCGTATATACTTTCAGAATAATTCATTTCATTATGCACGTTTATATTTATATATAAACGGGAAATATCTAATAATTGAACGTCCTTTTGATTATATTTATTCCATGGAAGCAATCCACCTAAGCGATTTAGATAATCAGCAATTTGTTCTTGCCTTAAACGGACATCCTTAAAATACAGCAAAATTAGTTGCACAAAGGGATGAAATTAACGTACCTCACAGCAACCTTATCAGACCTATTTTCTGTCCTGTACTGGTCATGCCGGTGCAGTCTCGCTGCGTTCTATCATGCCCCCTGCGGGCGTTCCTGCGTCAGGGACGGCATTGAGAATAGGGCGTGTCACATAGTCCGCCACGCCGCGTGCGACAAGCCGCGCCTCTTCCTCCCGGGAAAGCGTGAGCTTACCGTCCGC